TAAAGCAAGCTAGTGATATGTATCAAATGGTTCAGGCTTCAACTCTTGGTAATCCGTTCTTACCAGAGGATTACGTACAATCACTGAGGGAGACTTATCCAGAAAACCTGATTGAAGCGTATATCAACGGTGACTTTGTTAACTTAACAAGCGGGACAGTCTATCCTCAATTTGACAGGCAGTTAAATAACTCAACTGAGCAATACCAGCAAGGTGAATCTATTTACATCGGCATGGACTTTAACGTTGGCCGTATGTGTGCGGTTGTTTATGTTTTGCGAAACGGTAAACCTCATGCAGTCGATGAGTTTATAGATGCTTATGATACACCGGAAATGATTAGGTTAATTAAGCGTAAATACTGGCGAGAAGTGTCAGAGGGTGAATTTGAAAAGCTTAACACTATTTATGTTTACCCTGACAGCTCAGGCAAAAACCGCAAATCAGTTGGAGCAAGCGAGACTGATATAAGCTTAATTAAAAATGCAGGCTTTACAGTTAGAGCAAAATCAAAGAACCCACCAGTAAAAGATAGAGTAAACTCGATGAATGCGGCTTTTTGTAATTCGAAAGGTGAGCGTACTTTATTCATTAACACTAAGCTTTGCCCGCATTACACAGAGAAGCTAGAGCAGCAAGTTTACAATGATAGAGGTGAACCAGACAAAGACGGCACAGAAGATGTCAATGATGCTGGCGGCTATTATATCGCCTATGAATACCCTATAATCAAGCCTATGTGGACAGGCGGATTAAAAATGAGATAAATATGAATGCTAACACTTTAGTAAATCCAGAATACGCACTTAACTACAAGAAATATCAGTTAGTGCGCGACTGTATAAATGACATGGTAAAACAGCGAGCCTGTAGAGGTGCAAGTTGCGTTTATGAGCACCAACAAAGCGTAAATCATGGTTACATTGTAAGAGCGCCTGATATTAGCGACGAGTCTTACTACGCCTTTGCTAATCGCGCTGTATTCAAAAACTACGTAGGTAATACGCTTGATATTTTATGCGGTGCAGCAATGATGCGACCTTATAAATTGACCGGTGAAAGCTTGGATGATCAAGAGCAAGACCTTCCTGAATCTATCGCATACATTACCGAAACATTTACACGCTCAGGCAATAGCTACTACGACAGTTTGAAAGAAAAGCTGCGTGAGGTTTGCTCAGTTGGTCGTTATGGTGTTTGGGTTGATTATCCTGGTTCATCGGATGGCAAAACAGCAGCAGACATTAAGCAAAATAAGCTATACGCAAGGGCGCAAGCTTTCAAAGCTGAAAACATTAAAGATTGGTCTGAGAAAATCATAAACGGACGCAAGCAGTTAAACTATGTCCGTTTGGAAGAGTGTAGAACTGAAATAGGCTTCTCTAGTGGTTCACCTAACCGTGTTGAGTTCAATGTTTCTTATGAGCTTTATCTTGATGATGACGGCTATTACAGTGTAAAGCTTGATGATGGCACTAAAGAAATTATCTACCAACCTAATTTAGGCAATGGCGAAAAGCTTGATTTTATCCCATTCCAGTTTTATGGCTCAATTGATAACACGCCAAGCGTTGATCCACTTCCACTTTACAAGATCGCTGAGATTAATATTGCGTTGTTTAACTCTGATGCGAGCATGAGGCAGGCTACTTGGTTGTTCAGTTGCCCAACTGCGACATTCAGCTTAAACGAGGGTGTATCAGCAGAAGAATTTATGAGAATCAACGGCATTGCAGAGGGTGGATCGCCTGTGTTCGGTGGCTCCGCTTATGTTGGTTGTGAGATTGGTCTAGCTCAGATTAGCGTTGATTCAATGTTACTTCAAACGATGGATAAAGACGTTGATTCAATGGCGCAGATTGGCGCACAGATTATCACTGTGGGCCAGAATGAAACTGCGGAAAGTGTACGAGTGAGAAAAGGGTTAAGCCTCGCAAGCTTGAGCGGTATTGTAAATAATATCGAGTCTGGCGATAAAAACGTAATCAAATGGATGATGATGTTCAATAACCAGTCTGGTGAAGCTGATAGTTTTATTTTGGAGTTAAACAAGAAGTTTTATGATGACAAAATTGACGCTCAATCATTGCAGCAATTATTCCAAGGTCACTTCCAGGGCGTTTATCCGTCTGAATACCTATTCAGAATACTAAAGGATAACAACCTAACAATTGAATCTGATACAGCTATGGATTACAAGGAGAGGCTAGGTAACGAAATACCTAGCGGCAATATGAATTTAGACTAAAAAAGAAAGCCCCGTTACTGGGGCTTTTTAGTTATGTTGTAATTATCTAACATGTAATCAACCAGTTTTTTATCGGTGTCATCCAAGAAGCCAAACGGACTGCTCATTGCGGCATCTATAATCTCTTTCAGCTCATCACGCAACTCTTCTTCTGGTGTTTTTGGTTTTGATAGTGTTGCAACTGAAACAGATGCGTAACCTTTACCAATAGATGTATTTTCGTATTTAATCCAAGCTTCTCCTGAGTCAATGGCGATCACTTGACCTTTTTGCTCGCTAGCAGTTAAAACCTCATCACCTACAACGGGCCACTCTTTACTCTCACGCCCTTTAGGTGGCAGTGGCAAGGTTATTTTCTTGTATGCAGAATAACTGGCGTTTACCGTGTGAATAATAGTCATGCTTTCTTTATCGAAAACAATGTAACCGCTAGATAGCTCAATGTTTTTAGATAGTCCGTCAATCCAGACGTAACCATGTTTAAATGCTAACTCTTGAATTAGGTGGCTATGCTCTTCTGACTCAATCTTAACCTTGGCGCTTGCTAGATATTCGCGGGTGATGTTTTTGAATACAGATTCATCCCAGGAGTTATGATACTGCGCATTATCTACATTCAAGCAGACACCTTTACTTCTTGATGTAAAAAGAATGGTTGTATTGCTTACTCTTGACTTGCCTATATACGGATATTTCATTCTTACTCTCCACTAAAAAGCTCGGTTAAAGCCCAAGCTCTTCTAACTGTTAAAATATTGTCAATTTGCTCATTACTGATTGAATCGCCATTAGGCACAGCTAACCAGCATAAATTAGTAAGCGTGTTACGCTCTCTAAAGCTCTCCGCAAGAGCTTCATGCGCTTCATTAAGGTAATCCACTAGCTGAGACTGCAAAAGCGGCTCAGTAAGCTTTACCTCTTCAACTTCAAAGCGTGATTTGCCATTGCTTTCAACACCCACTGCAATTAGGTGAATATTCCATAGGTGGCGGATTTTTGACACCGCTTGAGCCATTGAGTATCCGACATCAATAGGTCGGCCCGTTTTGTAATTCAACATGTGCGCCGTGTACTTTTCATTTCCATCAATTTGACTATGAAACACTGCTAGGTTTTTAAGGCCAGCCCTAGCACAAGCTAGGGCACCTTTCATTTTGTTATACTTCTTTTTACGAGCCATATTTGTATCTCTTTGCACTTGTTTTTGCATAGCCTAATTTATCACTAACAATCACGCCATTCTTACGAATAATAACGCGCTTCATCTTTCTGTTATGGCAGGCGGCAAGATTACCAGGTGACTTTTTTGGGTGACTTGGGTCTTGCGCCGCGTTGTAGCGCTTCATGTGCATAGTTGTCTGTGTGAATGATAAATCACTCATTGATTCTGGTGCGAATATGTTATCTGTCATTTTATTTCTCCAATTCTAATTTTAATAACTTGTTTTCTTTTTTAAGTCTTGCGTTTTCGACCGTTAAGTCGTGATTAGTTGCTTTTAACTGGTCAAATTTTGGCGCTCTAATGCGCTCAATCTTTTCAAGGTGCTCAACTCTGTTAGCAATCTTTTTTAATTGCGCTATTTCACGCCTTAAATTGTGATTATCTTGGTTTAGACTTCTGCGCTTTTCAGATTTATAAAGCTCCAAAGCCTCAGCTTGTAAGCTCTTAATTCTTGCCTTTAAATGCCTTTTAACCTTTGCGTAATAGAAAGACCTGGCATTTAAATAACTTGTAGCGCCACCTAATGACTTTTCATGCTCAACCTTTGCTTTTGTACTTAAATCTAGCTGACTAACGATTTCTAAAACCTCTTTGCATTCATCAAGATTAAGTGTCTCAATATCTTCTCTTGTTAAATAACTAAGCGGCTTTCCAAAATCATACTTGCGCATTTTATTTACTCCGTTTGTTTCGATAGCTGAATAGTATTAGATTATTTTGATGCGGTGAAATAACAAATCGGAATATACATATAACTAATCGGTATTTAACTTTTACACAGTTTACGGTTAAGGTTTGCACTGTCGGTTATGTGGTGTATAATTTTTGGTGCGGTGTGGAAGCCGTTAAAAGAAAAGTCGGTTGAGGATATTTACACATGCGATTCTAGGGGTTTTTATAACCGTCAAGTTTCGCCCCTCTTCCACCTAGAGGATCGCAGTTGTAAGTGTCCTTTTTGTGTCTGGTGGTTTGTCCGCCGAAAACGAGTAAGGTCGAAATTGGTAATATGACCGCCAGTCACAAACCCTTCTAACACTCCCACAGATTAAGCATTCGGTACTTACCGCAAAACACCAACAATTTAAAATAACACTGGTTAGTGCGCCGACTTTTAGACCGAGGATAAAGCGAGTTAATGTTGATGTGATCACATAAGCCGAATTTAACAAATTCATATAGGCGTGATGTATCGGAGCGACAACTCTAAAAACTGTTTCGCATATTGAGTAGCTAACATAACAGTAAAAGACCTTATTTGTTTGATGTATCAACTAAAGGTCTAATGACACCTATTATTTAAATTTGGAGTAGAAAATGAGGCATGAAAAGGTATTTAGAAATAAAGACGGCTCGCGAACAAAAGTCGTTGTAACACTTTACCTACACAGTTATAGAAAAGAGTTTGAATATAGTTGCTGCGCATTTAGTTGCGAAAAAGGAAAAAGAACATGGAGAAATTGCCAAACAACAGATGATAAAATGCAAGAAACAAAACGCGAGCTGTGGCAGCTATTAAAGCCTTAATTGCCCCAACCCCCCACCATGCTATAATTGCCCTATATCAAATTAGGGCTTTTTTATGCAATCTCCCGAACTTTTCGCAGCATTAACAAATCGAAGCATATTAGATCAGCGCTTTGCTTCATCTCTAAACAAACAAACAACCGAAGCGCTTCAAGAGCTTGCTAAATGGCTACGCGAGCGCATCAATCGCGAAGGTGCCACCATTGCGTCTAGAAAGCGCTACCAGAAGCTATTAGATGATGTTGAAGCAAAGACAGCGCAAGTATACGCAGATGTTACAGCGCTTTACTACGAGCAGTTTAAGGCTCTATCTGCTGATGAGGCTGAGTTTATAACGCAGGCCATTCAAGCATCCGTAGTAACTGACGTTATTGTCGAATCACCATCAAATCGAAAGTTATGGGCGGCAGTAACTAAAAATCCATTAGCCATTGGCGGAAATAATTCATTCGTTGACTTTGACGAGATGATAGAGAGGCTAGGTGATAACAGTCGTAAAGTGGCGAGCGTTATATCTGGCGGCTTTTCACAGGGCTTAACGCTTCAAGAAATGACTCAAGCCATTATCGGTACTAGAGCGCAAAAGTACACTGATGGAATTATTGACGCTTCCAGGCGAGAGGCTGAATCAATTGTTAGAACTGCGGTAACCCACATTGCATCAACTTCACGCGATGAAATATTTAAACAGAATGACGACATCATTTGGGGCTATACAATCTTAGCCACTTTGGATACTCGAACATCTGAAACGTGTCGATATTTTGACGGAAAGACATTTAGGTATTCCGATAGCTATAACCCCAAGCCTGCTTTTCATTATCGCTGCAGGTCACAAATCACAGCAGAGTTTTATAACGACAAGCTAAACCGCGCAGGCTCTACACGCTCAGCTAACTTTGAAGATGAAAAAGGCCAAGTTGACGCGACTAAGCAATATTATGATGTGCTGAAAAGACAACCAGCAGCGGTGCAAGATGAAGTCCTTGGAAAATCACGAGGCCTGATATTCCGCAACGCAGGATTAAGCTCGCAAGAATTTAGAGATGCTTTAGCTAATCGCATGGGTGAGCCTTTAACGCTCGCAGAAATGGCGCAGAAGAACCAGAAAATACTTGAGTACATGAATAAGAATGAATTTTTAAAAGGTTATATAGGAGAGTGAAATGATTACACTAATGCGGGGCGATTGCCTAGAAAGAATGAAAGAGATACCAAACGGTAGTGTTGATATGATATTAACCGACCCGCCTTATGGCACGGTGAGAAATGCCGGATTGGACGGATGGGAAAACAAAAAAACCAATTGGGACGTTTGTATAGACCACTCAGAAATGCTGAATGAGTGCAACCGCGTATTGCGCACAAATGGCGCTTTGGTGCTGTTTAGTCAAGATCCATACACAGCAAAGCTAATGACTGAAACGCATGGAAATCTACCTTTTAGTTATCGTATGACATGGTTAAAAGATCACTTTGCTAACGCATTGATAGCCAAAAAAGCGCCAGTTAATTACACGGAGGATATATGTGTTTTCTTTAAGAAGTACGACACGCTAAATCAACACCCGTTAAGATGTTACGCATTGAAAATTATTGAGTTTACTGGTAAAAAATTAAAGCAAATAAACTCAGATTTAGGGCATAGAAGGGCTGAGCACTTTTTTTATGTGGACTCAACACAATTCGGGCTTTGCACAGAAAAAACATACAACCAACTAACCGAGATGTACGGACTATCAAGTCAAGACTGGTTTAAGCCTTACAGTGAATTGATTGAAATTAACCGCAAGTTTAACCGCAAGTTTAACCTTCAAGGTAAGAGGTTCAAAAGTAATGTGCTGAGTTTTAAAAAAGACTACCAAGGTTTGCACCCAACACAAAAGCCAGTTGCATTGATAGAAGATTTAATAAAGACATACACAGATGAAGGTGAAACAGTTTTAGACTTTACAATGGGAAGCGGCACAACTGGCGTAGCAGCCAAAAACCTAAATCGAAACTTTATCGGTATTGAGCTAGATGGAAATTATTTTAAAATAGCTAAAGAAAGAATAGAAAGCGCTTAATATCTGACGATAGTTTGACGCTTATAACCTTTAGTTATATCATTATAACAATTATTAACCAGTAGCAGGGCTACA